TCTGCATTGTACCCTTTGTAGAGTTTGAGCATCTGTTGTTTGGTGTCGTCGTAACCGCTTGAATGAGAAGAACTGACATAATCAGTAACGTGAGAGATATGCCACTCTTTTGTCTTTTTTGACTCGGGAATGGTCTGGTCGGGGAGAGCACTCGAACTCATTTATGATAAATTTTAGTTAAATGTATTAATTTTTATTTAATTTTCGGTGATGTTCTTCAAGAGTAAATGCAAATACATCCCCTCCATAGAGATCAACGATGTCCTGTTGTTCTTTTTTCATGCGGTCCCGGGAGCTTATTTTGAGGTTTTCAAAATCTTCCCTTTCTTCCCCTGCAAGGTCAAATTCAGGGTCGAAGATGTTCGCTTTCTTGTCAAAAGCATAGGGATCGTTGTCCAGGTCTACCTGTTTTTCGGTCTTCCAAACCTTGGATCCACCCTCGTTCACCCATCCCCCAAAATTGTCTATGATGCTATTGTTATCCGGTTCATCCTCGATCCCCTCGGAGAGGTCGCCAAACATATCGAGCTTGCTGACCATGCACATTCCATAGGCAGAACCTAAATCGGCATTGCTTTCACCAAAATCTATCAGGTGGTCCAGGATTTCTTCAAACCATATCTTGTCGAAGTTCTGGTTCACCTCTGCCTTTAAAAGCCGAAGTGTAAGCCCGAAGGCATATTGGTTGGAGAGCTTGAAACCGACCTGGTTGACCGCATTGGAGTTGTACCCCTGCCCTTCAAGGTTCGGGCGTGCTTTCAGATACTGCATTCCCCCCGCTCCCTCAAAGTAGGATTTAATAAGGATCTTGGTGTATTCAAGTAGCATCTCCGCATCGTAGTACACACACAGGCGCAAGGAGGCAGAATAAAATTCATCATCCTCATCCGAGGTTCCCCTGTCCATCACGTAGGCGATCGGAAGGTCGTGGTCACGGTTCACGCTATAGAAACAACGGTAGACAATGGTCGCCCCAAGGGAACCAGTACCTTCCTTCACCTCATCATCGTAACTATCACAACCGAGGATATCGGGATTGAATGGCAATCGCTTGTGATCGATGGGATCCATTAGCTTCTTGACCGTTCCCAATTCATCATCTTCGATAAATGTGATCTTGGAACCACGGCTGAGGTGTATCTTATCGATCTCTTTCAGGTTCTTAGCCCTGGCAATGAGCTTCATTGTCACGGGGTCTTTGGTCGTCCATTCCAGCCTTCCGGTGAGTATCGGGTAAGGACAATCGTCAAGCCTGTTTTTCTGGGCGTTCAGCTTCTTGCGGTTCAAGAACCCACCGGAGTTCTTGATGAAGATATCGGATTCTTTGAGGGGGTATGTTTGAAGGTGTTTTATATAACCTTCCGATCCTTCTTTCTGTTGACGTTCGGCCATGATGTATTTCAGGGCTGCTTCGGAATTCGTTTTCCCGGTACGTCGATCAAAGAAGGAAACGGTCTTTCCTGTTTTTTCATCGGGAATACCATCCCCAGGATAATAGTCCGTAGCGGAGACAAAAATTTTTTTAAGGTTGTAGGTTTCTTTCTTGGCCCTCCATAGGGTTTGATATCCCTTGGAACCTTTCTCAATATCCCCGCCCGTTCCGTAGATAATCGGGATTCCGTATTGGATTGCACCTTCCTTGAAACAAGGTTCAGTGGCTTTAAAGGCCGCAATGATATCATCAAATAGCCCCGCCTCTTCAAAAATCACCAGGGAGAGTTCCTTCCCTTCAAAACCGGAAGGGTTGGCGTACATCGTTTTCATGTACATCGTGGACTTCAGTCCGTATTCTTTCTTCTGCTTGTTCTCGATATCGAAATAACTCAGCCTGTACACATCGTCGTTCTTGATGCTCACCGCTGCGGTATATTCCGGACGGAGGTCTTCCATTAGCCCTTTCACTTTTTCGTAGAAATCCTGTGCCTTATCATCCTGTCCGGCAGCAACGCCTATTTTGTTGAGGATAAAGAACAGAAGTTCATAGAGGGATGCTGATGCCCCGAAATAAGAAAGCCCCACCCTACGTGGTTTCCCTACAATAAGACCGTGCCTGTGCTTGATGGCATCTTCCAGTTCATCGTACAGCCGCCTGTCGAGTTCCCGGTAGAAAGGATAGTCCAAGGTCTTACGCTTGGCCCCTTTTTTAAGGAGGTTGATGCGGCACATATTGAGGTAAAAGTAATGTCGGCCCGTGATCTTGGGCATAAAGCTGCGGGGCTTATATCCTTCCAGGCAACGTTTGTCCTGTTCATCCCAGAAGTCGTCATAGGATAAGGTCCCAGGGTTGAAATCCGGGATATCCATATTGGGGAGATCACTGTAAAGCTTACTATCAAACTTGTTCCAGTTGATGTTTACTTCCATAGGGGGGCATTTATTTTGGTAAAATCTCGTGTATTCGATTTACTATCCATCCCAATAAATAGTCTTCCGGCTCGTCATTGTATCGGTCTAAATCGTAACCGATGTCAAGGAATATACTATTTACTAAATGTTTAGCCTCGTGAGCAATAATTCCAGGTGTAGGATATCCCTTCTTTTCCGCGGAAAACACAATATATAATTGATCCTTTCTTTCAAATACAGCGCCATCACAATTATAGATCGGTGGGTCAAAAATATCGTCTTTGAATTTATCGTTAAATTCTTTCTCTGAATTATAAATAATTATAGTGAACGGCGTTCCATAAAGAGGGGTTTTATATTTCTTAGATATCATCGAATAATGTTTATGTCAAGGTAAAAATCTTCCCAAATAGAAAATGTATAAATTTTCCTGTTATTAGGGCCGTCTGTTTGATGGACATCAATTGTCTTTGGATTGTCAAAACAGTTGCGTAAAGCCCCTAACATTTCCCAGGCGGGAGAAGCCCCCTCAATCCAAGGCATTGCCATTATATCCATATCGTTTGCTAAACTTCCGTGAATCGCTAAAGCCCACCCCTTATCCATTGCAGCCTGTCTAAAGTCGTTCCACATTGCGGCATAAAATACCGCTCTGCCATTTGTCGTTACACATTCTCTGTCTTTTGCCATTATTTGCGTTTCTTCTTCTTGGGCTGATTATTTTTACCTCGTTTAGGTTCTTTATATTCCAGTCCTTTGTATTCCAGTTCTTGCTCCTGTTTACGCTCACTTATAGTGAATTGTGGAGTTGTTACATTTAGAGTTCCTGTTGGTCCCATTTGGTTTAGATTATTTATATTAATAATATATAAAATGCAAAGACACCGACAAATGCCGATGCCTTCACGGGAAACAAAGAAGAGCCTTCAATATTATCGGACTTCGTTATAAAACGAATTCTTCTTTTCCAATTTCTGCTCTAACCTGGTGAGCTTATATCCGTTCTTGGCAGCGGGCGAGCTGTCTAAGTCTTTTCCTTGAATTTGTTTTTCGTAATCCTTGATATCCTCATTGATCTTCCGCAAATCGGAACGTATCTGTGAGGGATTTCGCAATACAGGAGATTCATCATCCTTGTTCCTAGGCTTGCTGTGGTATTCTTCGGATTCCTTGTATTCTTTTAACCTCTTGACCTTGGATTCGTAGTACAGACGTCCTTCTTCCCGAACAGGGTCGTATTGCAGATCATCGTACTTCTTCAATGCTGCCTGTATCAACTCCTGGTTCCATACGAAGGCATCACGGTTCCCGGTGACTTCCTCCATGGCTTTCCGTGGCCGGTCTTTCTCGCTGTAAAAGCGAACCTTGGATTCGTAATCAACGTAAAGCGCCACCGCGGTAAATGCCTCTAGCCCCAAGTCCTTGGAATCGATGAGATCCCGAAATGCTTTTATAGCCAAGACACCGTCGTTCTCGTCAGAGATATCGACCAATCCGGTTTTAGCGTTAATTTTTGTTAAATACATCTTAACAAATATATAAAAAAAAACAGGTAGCTTTCACCACCTGTTCGATCTATCTATAAATATCATTTTTGAGATACTCTTTTACATTGCGCTCGATCTGTCTTTGACCGATGAATATCTGATACCGATCGTTCATAATCTGTACGATTGATGGGTATGGTTCATCCGGATAAAGCCGTTTTAAAAACCCGTGGAGAAAACCGATTTTATAAATGGCCTTCTCCTTGTTGGATTTAAACTTGTCCGGTATCTGAAAATCAAGCTTTGATTCTTCTTCTTCACTGCGAAGCCCTGGGAGATATCTCTCAGGAAAATTCAAGCTGTCAATCCTTAGTCCTCCTTCGTCACAGAATATCATTTCTTCTTGTGGACTTTAAAGTTCGGCTTCTTGACCTCTTCCACCTTTTCCGGTTCAGGGTTGTCCTTGACAAAAGCTGCCTGAGCTTCCTGAAGTCGTTTGTACCACGTGGTCATTACCTTGGAGGTAATAGAACCAGGCAGGTCACGCTGAACCCTTGAAATAAGTTCCTTGTCGATCTCGTCGATGTAGTCCGAATTCTTGTTCACGTTCGGTCCGAGCTTCTCGATCACGCTGTCCAGAAATTCCTTTCCGATCTTTTTATCCTTGACCATGGACTCGATGCCCGTGGCGAAATTATCCATCATCTCATTGGAGCTTCCCAAAATCTGCTGGTACGAAAGCAGTGTAGGGGTGGACATGTCTTTGATTTTTCTACTCATTTTCTTCTGTATAAAGTTCTTTAAATAATTTTCCGTTACAGGGATAAATTTCTCCATCTACCTGAGTTATAAGCATATCTCCTTTTTTGAATTCAGAGGTGCCTTGATGTGTAGGTATTAGATAACACTCGTCATTTTCGTGAGTTACAGAATATCCATTATAATCAAAAGACCAAGGCATCCCATCTACAAGATGTTCAGCGTTATCTTTTCCATATTGTACAAACTCTTCAAAAGTAATTGCATCAATCACTACTGGTTTCTTTTTAAATTTTGCCATTATTCTTATATTTTTAATTATCATTAGGATTTGGACAATATTTGTCCAAATGTTCGTTTATATTGATGTCACTTTCAGTTCGCTGCTCTTTTTAAAATGCTTATGAAAATAGGCCCCGATGCTCGGGGAATCTATCATTGTTTCGAATTTCTTTTGCTCCACGGGCGTATATGAATACACGCTGTTGTTGCTTTTAAAATTCACGTACATCATTTTGATGCTTGGTACATAAGCTACCTCCTGTATCTGTGAGCTATTTTTCACTTCTACGACAATAGCATCCGGTGGCAATAAAGCCTTCTTTTTGATTGTGCTCATTATTCTTCGTGGGGGTTATAAGATTTGGTATTCACCACCAGGCATTCCGTGGTCAGCATCATTCCGGCAATCGAAGCAGCATTTTCCAAAGCCACCCGTGTTACCTTCACAGGGTCCATAATGCCCGCATCGATCATATTGAGCTGAACACCTCGATTTTTTGCATCAAAGCCTGTATTGAATTCTCTTTCGCATTCTTCAATAACTTCTTCATTAAGATTTATTCCTACGTTCTCCAATATCTGGAAGAACGGTTCCCGGATAGCTTTAAAGACAATTTCTGCGCCATAGGCGATACTCTCATTTCCTGATTTTGAATCAAAATCCAGCTTGGAAAGTGACAGCAATGCAGCTCCACCTCCGGGGATCACCCCTTCCTGATAAGCTGCCTTGATCGCATAAAGCGCATCTTGGATCCTCGCTTGTTTCTCGGTATATTCAGTATCGCTCCTTGCACCGATGAAGATAGCAGCGATACCATCCGTAAGCCTTGATATCCTCGCTTGCAACAAAGATATCTCATAAGGGGTCTTGGCATTGATCACCTCTTCCCGAAGCTTGTTCGCCCTTCCCTCGATCGCCTTCTCGATATCACTGGCAACAGCCTCATCGACGAAAGCCTCCTTGAAAGCGGTGGTTTGTTCTCCTACCGTGATTTCCAGACATTGTGGGATATGCCCCATAATATCTTCGTGGGCAAGCTTGTCAAACTCTAATCCCTCGTTCTCGATGAACGGTTGTTTCCCAAGGATCACTCCCAGATCTCTCAGCAG